ATCATATATACATAAATCTCCAGAAGTAAATGAACGAAAAACAGTAATTAATTTTAATTTTAATGTGAGTACTAAATACACATTAGATACTATAAATAGATTAAAGGAAACACATCCTAATAACTATTTTGATAAAGATGACGGTATAAAACCATATAAATAAAAGAGAGGAACTAATAAATGAAGTTTTATAGAAATAACGATATTGATATTGATCAATTGAGAGAACAACTTATTATAGACGAAGGACAGGTAAATGAAATATATAATGACCATCTTGGTTATGCTACATTTGGCATTGGGCATCTTGTCATCGAAGGAGACCCAGAATTGGGGGCTTCGATCGGCACTCCAGTCTCAGAAGAACGTGTTGTCGAAGTCTTTAAAAAAGACGTACAAACTGTTATAGCTGATTGTAAAATATTACATGAAGGCTGGGACGGATATCCAGAAGAAGCTAAACAAGTAATAGCTAATATGATGTTTAATATGGGTAGAACTAGGCTGAGTAAATTTAAAAAGCATAACGCTGCATTAGTATGTGGTGATTGGAAAGCTGCTGCTGTAGAGGGTAGAGATTCGCGTTGGTACAAACAAGTTACGAACAGAGCAGAAAGATTGATGTCTAGACTCGAAAATATATAAATAGATATATCTAAGAGGAAAGAAATATGGCCAAACCAAATTCAAGAGCAACACTTATCTCATATTGCAAAAGAGCTTTAGGCCATCCCGTTATCGAAATTAACGTGGATGAAGATCAAGTAGATGATAGAATAGATGAAGCTTTTCAGTTTTATAATGAATACCACTCTGATGCTGTTGAAAAAATATTCTTAAAGCATAAAGTAACGGGTTCAAAATTAACGTTAACTGCTGCAGTAGCTACTAACTTTAGTGTAGGAGAAACAATTACTGGTGCAACTTCAGGCGCTCAGGCAGTTATAACAACTACGAGTGGAAGTATAATAGGATATAGTTCATTAACAGATTCAGAGACAGTTTTTGCTAATGAAGTTATTACTGGTGGAACTTCTTCTGCCTCTGCTACCATAGCTAGTATTTCGAAAGGAGATATTGAGAATGGTTATATTACTATTCCTGACCTAGTTACAAACGTAGTTAAAGTTTTTCCACTTAGCGATACCTCAGCGAGCGTAGGCTTATTTGATATTAAATATCAATTGCATATGAATGATATATATTCATTAGGATTTATGGGCAATCTGATGTCTTATGCTATATCAAAACAATGGTTAGCAATGGCAGATCTATTAGTAGATGCCGATGAAAAACATATTGATTTTAATAGACACAGAAATCAATTAAGAGTAGATATGGATTGGTCTTCTGAAATGATTGCAGATGAATCGTATTTAGTATTAGAAGCCTTTAGAATATTAGATCCAACAACATATACAGACATATACAACGATTATTATTTAAAAAGATATGCAACTGCTTTAATTAAAAAGCAATGGGGAATTAATTTATCTAAGTTTGAAGGTATGGTAATGCCAGGTGGCGTTACGTTTAATGGAAGACAAATATTAGAAGACGCAAACGAAGAAATTATTAAATTAGAAGAAGAAGCAAGATTAAATTGGGAAACACCAATAGACTTCTTAATAGGATAATATAATGGCGAGAAATGTTTATTTCTCTCAGGCTGTCAAGTCCGAGCAAAACATGTACGAAGACTTAGTCATAGAGGCATTAAGAATCTATGGACAAGATGTATATTACTTGCCTCGAAATATTATAAGTCGTAATAATGTATTAGGTGAAGATAGAGCATCTAAATTTGATGATGCATATATGATTGAAGCTTATATTGAAAATGCAGAAGGTTTTGAAGGTTCAGGAGATTTATATTCTAAATTTGGTTTAGAAATAAGAGATGACGCTACATTTATTATTTCTAAGCGACAATGGGAAAAATATGTCGGCTTTTATACACCAGATGTAGTCAAACCTCAAGAAGGAGATATAATATTCCTTCCAATGACAAATAAGTTCTTTGAAATCACATTTATAGAACACGAACAACCATTTTATCAATTAAGTAATTTACCTGTATATAAGATGCAGTGTCAATTGTTTGAATATAATGATGAAGATTTTGAAACAGGAGTTGATGCAATCGATGATGTACAAGAAACAGTATCATATATAACAACTATGAATTATACTGCAAGTGTATCAGGTGCTCATCCAGAAGTTGGAGAAACTATAACTCAAGCACTTAGTACTGATCCAGCAATAAGTGTATTCGGCGAAGTTCAAACTCTTGATATACTTACAGGAACAACAGGTAGGATTGGCGTTTCTAATATTGGAGTGACTGGAGTCGCAGCGATGAGAGAATTCGAAGCTTCTTCAACCTTAACAGTTTCTTGTGCAAGATCTGACGGTCAAAGCGCAGCAATAATTACTATAACTAAAGTTTATGATATCGGTGATAATAGTATATTCTATGATCCTAATGAAGGCGATGCTGGTGCATCAGCATTTGAAGTAGGTGCAGATGGATTTATGGATTTCACTGAAATAAACCCATTTGGAGATCCTTCGGATAGTTACTAATGTTTGGAAATCATTTTTATCACGCAACTCTTAGAAAATCTGTAGCGATTTTTGGTACAATGTTTAATGACATTAATGTTATTAGATTAGATGGTACTGGTGGAGTATTAAATCAAATTAAAGTACCATTAGCATATGGTCCTAAACAAAAGTTTTTAAGTCGTATTGATTCACAAACTGGATCTGATGCAAGAATGGCAATTAAATTACCAAGAATGTCATTTGAAATAACGTCTTTAGAAGTAGATAATACTCAAAAGATGGCCAAGCTTACTAAAATAGAAGCTCCTTCTTCTGTAGCTAATAAAAGAAATACTATTAATGTGTTTACATCATATAATATTGGTATGCAATTGAATATAATGGCTAAAAACCAAGATGATGGTTTACAAATAATTGAACAGATTATGCCATATTTCCAACCAGAATATACTGTTACAATTAAACCTATTGATGATGCTGCATGGGCCGGTTATAAACAAGATGTGCCTATTGTATTGAATAGTGTTGCAATAGCAGATGAGTACGAAGGAGATTATGCGAGCAGACGAGTGCTTACGTATACACTAGATTTTGTAATGAAAATGAAATTTTATGGCCCAACAGGAACAACTGGAGTTATAAAAGAAGTTAATGTAGACTTTTTCGATAAAGAAAATACTGCTAATTTTTATGAAGGTGTTAATTATGAAATTACACCAAGAACAGCAAAATCTACAGATACACAAGTTTCTCCAAGTGCAACGCCTGGAACAAATCAATATAAAATTACTACGACAATGGACTATTTAAAAGTACCTGATAATTTCGTAGTCACTGTAAGTGCTCCTAGTGGAACATTTACTCAACAAGAAGACTTTACGGCTTCTCAATCTGGTACTACTGGCGAAATAAGCAACATAGTATTAGATTATAATAATCAAAATGTCGTTACAGGTGCAACATTAACAATGGCTGTACCTACAGGATATTTGGCAATAGGTGAAACGATTACAGGAAATACCTCTGGTGCGACAGCGATTGTAGCATCATATACTACATCATAACATCATGGATAAAAGAAAAAAAATAGAAGATAGTCTCGCAAAGAATTTGCCACAAAAGAATTCTACTCCTTTAGCTAAGGCTCATGTAAAAGATGAAAAAGATATAAAGGACGATTATGAATTTTCTCGAGAAACATATAAAGATCTTATTAATACTGGTGTAAGATCTCTTGATGTTATGTCTGAACTTGCCAGAGAATCTGAGCATCCACGAGCATTTGAAGTATTAAGTAATAGTATTAAAAATATTGGTGACGTCACTGATAAATTAATGGCATTACAAAAAACTAAGAAAGAATTAAATAAAGAAAAGAACGAAGAACAAAAGAAAATAACTAATAATAATGTATTTGTTGGAAGTACAGCTGATTTACAGAGAATGTTATCAGACAAACCTGACGACACGGTAATTGAGATTGATGCAGAGAATTAAGAATAACGAATTTGGATATTTAGGTAATGCAAATGTAAAACGAGATGGTGTAGAATCTGGTTTTACCGTTGAGGAAGTTAAAGAATACAAAAAATGTATGGCAGATCCAGCATATTTTGCAACTAAATATGTTAAAGTGGTTAGCTTAGATGAAGGATTAATTCCATTTCAATTATATCCATATCAAGAGAAAATGTTTCATCATTTTCAAAATAATCGTTTTTCAATTAATTTGGCATGTAGACAAAGTGGTAAATCGATTTGTTGTGTAGTATTTCTATTATGGTATGCATTATTTCATCCAGAAAAAACGATAGCGATATTAGCTAATAAGGGCGCAGTTGCACGGGAAATGTTAGCACGTTTAACATTAGCATTAGAACATATACCATTCTTTTTGCAACCAGGAACTCGATCATTAAATAAAGGAAATATTGAATTTAGTAATAATTCTCGTATAATTGCATCTGCGACATCAGGTTCATCTATTAGGGGTTTATCAGTTAACTTACTATTCTTAGATGAGTTTGCTTTTGTAGAAAATGATGCACAGTTTTATACTTCGACATATCCTGTAATATCATCAGGTAGTGATACTAAAATTCTAATAACTTCTACTGCAAACGGGATTGGAAATATATTCCATAAATTGTGGGAAGGTGCAGTACAAGGGAATAATGATTTTAAACCATTTAGAGTTGACTGGTGGGATGTTCCAGGGAGAGATCAAGAATGGAAAGAAATGACAATTGCAAATACATCAGAGCTACAATTTGATCAAGAATTTGGTAATTCATTTCATGGTAGAGGTAATACACTTATAAATGCTAATGAATTATTAGCTCAAATACCAGAAGAACCGCTATCAGCCGTTGAAAATTTATATATTTATGAACAGCCTATGTTGGATCATGAATATATCATGACAGTCGATGTTGCTAGAGGAAGAGGACAAGATTATTCTACATTTACTATTATAGATGTCTCAGTAGAACCATTTAAACAAGTTGCGGTATTTAGAGATAATCAAATATCTCCGTTATTATATCCTGATTTAATATACAAATATGCAAAATTATATAACGAAGCTTATATTATAGTAGAATCTAACGATCAGGGTGTCGTTGTATGTAATGGATTGTACTATGATTTAGAATACGAGAATATGTTTGTTGAATCTACGGTAAAAAAAGGAGCTATTGGAGCTACTATGACACGTAGAGTAAAGAGAATAGGATGTTCTACAATAAAAGATTTAATAGAACAGAAGAAATTGCATATAGTAGATGCTAATACGATAGTAGAAATGAGCACATTTGTTGCAAAAGGAACCTCATATGAAGCATCTTTAACTAATCATGACGATTTAATGATGAATTTAGTACTATTCGCATGGTTTACTACAACCGATGTGTTTATGGGACTAACTGATATCGATATGAAAAATATGTTGTATAAAGAGCAATTACAAGCAATACAGGACGACGTCGTTCCATTTGGTATTATATCAGATGGTACTCCTGACAAATATTCAAAAGACGACGAAGGTAATGTTTGGTTCGAGGAAGATACTACTACT